TGGAGTGACAGCGAAGATTTTGTAAAGGCAGTGTGGCTAATGCTTCAGAAAGAAAAGCCTCAAGATTACCTTCTTGCAAGTGGTGAAGCACACACTGTTAGAGAATTTGTAGAAATAGCTTACCGTCACGCTGGGTTTGAAAATGCCGAGTGGAGAGGAGAGGGCTTAGATGAATCGTTTGGATATGAGAAAAATGGAAATTGGGTGCCTTTAGTAAAAATATCAAAAGATTTCTATAGACCAGCAGAGGTTAATATCTTGTTAGGAGACTCTTCTAAAACTAGGCTTGACCTAGATTGGCAACCTAAAGTAACGTTCAAGGAACTAGTGGCCAAAATGGTCAAGTGGGACATTGAAAAAGCCAAGGAGAAAAAAGCTATCCCCGCATAAACAGTGCTTGTTTTTAATAGGAAAACTATGCGCTAACCCTAAGTATTTGTCCGAAAAAAAACTATACGGCAGGGAAATAAAAGTATGTAAAGATTTAATAAAGAAATACTCTTTTGAAGATTTAAAAAATTTACAAATAAGCGAATCTGACAAGCCTTTCAGTTTAACTGCTTTTCTAACCAAAGATGGCAAAAAGAAGCTTGATATACTTTTAATGAAAAAAGATATACCGACTTCTGAAATTAAAGAAATAGAAGAGCTTGGTGAAATCGCAGGAGAAGATATTATCTATAAAAAGAAGACTAGAACACTTATTGAATTCATGAATTATGAGCCCGAAAACAAAAGAAAAAAATAGTGCAGGACTTGGTGCTGTAGTAGACAGCTTTTTAAGCGGTAAAGATTATAAAAATCACCATTACTCATTTGAGGACCATGTAGAATATAAAATATCAACAGGTAGCTTACTTTTTGATATGGCTACAGACGGAGGTATTGGACCGGGTATAGTAAGATTCATTGGTCAGTATGCGGGAGGTAAAACTTCAGAGTCTCTAGAGCTTCTAAGAAATTTTCAAAACACAGTAAGCAATCCGTTTATTGTGTATTTCAATGCAGAAGGCAGAGTTAATAGTGAAGTACTAGCCAACGCTGGTTTAAAATTCGAGGATTCGGACAACTTTAAAGTAATTTCGACTCAAACTCTGCATGTCGTTTACGACACAATGACGAAAATAATCAGAGAGAATCAACAGCTACCAAAAGATCAGAAAAAGCAATGTGCTTTCGTAATAGATTCGCTAGATTCTTTATCTTCTGCTGATGATCAAATGAAGACCGCTCAAGAAGCCACAAAAGTAGCAGGTGGCGCGGTGGTTGCTTCTCAATTTTTAAAGAAAGTAGGTTTGGCTCTTAATACACAAGGTCACCTATGCATCATGATTAGCCAAAGAAGGGACACGGTTTCGGCAGATAGATACAAAGCTACCCCTTTCAAAAACCACAACGCATCAGGTGGACACGCATTAGATCATCATGCTAATTGGATATTTGAGTTCTCGGGCAGATTTAAGTCTGACAGGATAGCAGCGAATACTTCTGCGGCTTTAGATGACGACAAAAACCCTGCTGTGGGTCACTACTGTAAACTTAGAATTAAAAAATGCCCCAACGAAAAAGAAGACTTACTTGTCAGGTATCCAGTTAAATACAACGAAAAGGGAGGTAGTAGTATTTGGGTCTCTAAGGAAATTGTAGAGACGATGGAGAAAATAGGTTGGTTTGACATGAAAGGGGCTTGGATTTATCTCGCTGAAGAAATAATCCAAGAATGCAAAGAAATTAACCTAGAAGTGCCCGAAAAGTTTCAAGGCAAAAAAGACTTATATAATTTCGTTGAAAATAATGAAGGTTTTTACAACTACGCTTACAAAAGAATAAGCAATGCTTTTAGTAACGTATGAGACTTAAAAACATATATGGTAAGTTAGTGTATAAAAACGTTAAGTCTAAATTAATAGACTGGGACGGAAAAAGTAGGAGTAAAGTACAGAGGCAGGTAAAAAAATTCTTAAAAGATTACTGGAGTAAATGTATAGTATACGAAGAGTTTCCAGTTTATGGTAGCAGAATGTCTGTCGATATACTTAATGCTACAAAAAAAATTGCAGTTGAAGTTCAAGGTAGGCAGCACGACGAATACAATAAGTTTTTCCATAAAAATAAAATAAATTATCTGTATTCTATGGAGCGAGACTTTAATAAAAAGAAATGGCTAGAGGAAAATGATTTCCAATTAGTCGAAATTTTAGAGCTAGAAGCGGCTAACCTTAATGAAAAGTTTTTTTCTGAAAAATACGGTATAATTCTTCAGAAAGTGTAATAATATAAACAAGAATCGTGACCATCTATGGACTACAAAAAATACATGATGGGACAAGAAGGATTTAACCCTGAGGAAATAATTAAAATGAACGATCAAGACCAATCTCCGCAAAATACTGACCAGCCCAACGAGGAAGTCGAGGCTAACCAATCATTTGAGCATCCCGTTTCTGAGGGAGCAATAGGAGATAAAGGGGAAGAGGCGAGTTTTGACGCTGATTTTGATATGGACATTGATATACCAGATATTCCCATTCCATCAGCAGAACCGGAAGAAAAAGCAGTAGAGGATACGTTCAAAAGTGCTTTTAAAATCGCAGTGGTTGGTGTTGGTCAGGGCGGAGGCAGACTAGCTGAAACTTTTTGGAAGATAGGTTACAGGAGGGTACTTTGTATCAACACCGCAGCACAAGATCTCAGCACTATAAGAATTCCAGAAGAAAATAAACTTTTGATTGGAGGGCAAGGTGCTGGTAAAAATCCTGCAAAAGCTAAAGAGATTTTCAGGTCTAATTATGAAGATATCTTAGATTTCTGTCGCAAACATTTTACAGGCGGTTTTGATCGCGTATTGGTATGTATTGGGGCAGGTGGAGGAACTGGAGCAGGTGGCGGTCCAGTAGTGATTGAAGCTCTTCATGATCTAGCTAAGTCTTTAGGAATTGAAGACTCTCCTACCGATGCGAAAGTGGGATCTATTATAGCTCTACCTACTAGAGCGGAGGGCTCCCGTGTTCAAGATAACGCAGAAAACTCTGCTGGTGAGGTTGTGCAAATGGTTAATGATAAGACCGTTTCGCCTCTTATTCTTTTGGACAATGAGAAAATAAAACAGATCTATCCTAAGCTTTCGATTAACAAGTTTTGGACAACTGCCAATGACAGTGTTGTTAAATTATTTCACTTATTTAACCAAGTTTCCGCGCAGAATAGCGCATACACCACATTCGACAAAGCTGATTTAGATACCGTTTTCTCAAGCGGAATCATCACCTTTGGGGCTATGCCAATTACAGACGATAAAATTTCTGATGCGGAAATTAGCGGAGCGATCAGACAAAACTTGCGTCGAAACATTTTAGCTGGTATAGATTTAAGCACTGGCAGCGTTGCTGCTTGTGTACTAATGGGAGGTAGAGATAATTTGGATAATATTCCCCAAGACAGTATTGAGACTGCTTTCGAGCAGCTTAATAGATTACTGGGTGACGGGTCTACAGTTCATAGAGGCATCTACTCAATATCAAAACCGGGTCTCATGGTGTACACAGCTATCGGTGGCTTACAATGCCCCGATGGATTGTTTGATATGTTCTTCAAGACAGAGAGAAAGTACTAACTTTCTGACAGAAGAAATTTTTTGTTAAAGCCCCCCAGCAAGGGGAAAAGGAGATTATTGTATTGTGAGTGAAAACTATTTTTCAGATAAGTATGATTCGATTACCCATCAGCCAGAAGTAGAAAGACTTGTTTTAAGAGGCGCACTAAAAAATCCAGACATTATTGCTGACCTAGAAGTCGTACTAAAAGATGATGATTTTGTAACAGACCTAAATCAAACAGTATATTCTGTAGTCCGCAAATTCAAATCTAGCGGAGAGCCAATAGAGGCGACAATCATTGCGAATTATATTAATTCCCTAGGTATCTCATTTGAGGACGTAGAGGAGGACGTTGACCTTTTTGAATATATAAAAGGTTTATTTTTCGGAAACGTTGATGAGGACGCTACGATAAAAGCGGCTCAAGAGTTGGTCTTCATGAGAGTTAGACGTGAAGACCTTGAAAGGTTGGCTAAGGCGAAGAAATACGTTGGCAGTAGCGGGGGTATACAATTCAACGACTACGTAACTGAAGTTGATAGAATTTTAAACGAAACCGTTTATGCGTTCGATTCCGATAAGACTCCAAAACGCATGTTCGATGGAGTAGAAGAGAGGAACGAAGAGAGAGGTAAACAAGAGAACAAAAGTCACGCTGGTTTAAAGACCCCGTTTTCTGAATATGATGCTTATTTTAGCGGCCTTGAAGATAGGCAAATTTACACAATTGTCGCCAGACCAGAGCAAGGTAAATCAACCATCATGGCTTGGATGGGTCTCATGACAGGCTACATTAACAAAGTACCAGTTTTGTTTTTGGATACCGAGCTTGAGCACGATGAAGTTCAAGACAGATTCACCGCCGCATTAACTGGCATAGCCTACGGTGAAGGAATAAAACTGGGTCGTTGGCGTAATGATGAAGCGTCCACAGATAAAATGAGACGCTTCTATGTAGACGCAGAAGAAAAATACAAAGACTTTTACCACCTTCATGTAGGTAACATGAACATTGACGAAATTTGTTCTATTGTTAGACGTTGGCATTACAAGCATGTGGGAAGAGGTAATAAATGCTTAATAATCTACGATTACCTTAAACTAACAGGCGAAAAAACTTCATACAATTGGGCCGAACATCAACTCATTGGAGAAAAGACAGACAAGTTAAAAAGAATTGCAGTCGAACTCTGTTGCCCTGTTTTGACGGCAGCGCAAATGAATAGAAGCGGCGTAGGAGACGTTGACGATACTACTGTAGTTTCGCAATCCGACAGAATTTTATGGTTTGCTTCTAATGTATACATCTTTAGAAGAAAAAGTGACGAAGAACTTGCATTAGATGGTCCTGATAGAGGAACTCATCTTTTGAAAAATATAAAAACTAGAATACAAGGCCCGAAAGCTTTTGGTCACAGAAATAGGTTTATGAGGCCAATGCCCCCTGAAGGAGAACGAGAGCCTGTAAGGTTTTATGTTAATTTTGATGTCGATAATTTTTCCGTAAGAGAATGTGGAACTGTTGTTGATTGCATAAGAGAGGCCGAAGCTAGGTTTGAGGATAGCGATCTGAACCCTAATGATGGCAATGGAGATCTTCAGGAAACACTTCTGTGAGTAACGTTGGCGAAATTTTATCTTCTCTCGGGTACAGCCTTGCTGATAAAGGCCGAGAATATAGATGCCTACCTCTTTATAGGGAGTCAGACGATCCAACCGTTTTAAAGATTAAAAAAGACACAGGAGAATGGTATGACTTTAAGCTATGCATTGGCGGTAAGTTAGAAAGTTTAATAGCTAAAACTCTTGGTAAAGATGAAGCGGAAGCTAAAAACTACTTAAATCAAAAAGATTTTGTACCAACAGTAAAGCCTTCTAAACCTAAGCTCCAAATAGCAAAAACTTTCCCTAAAGATTGGCTTAATCGGCTTAATGAGGATCACTCCTATTGGAGGCAAAGAGGGATATCTACTACTACCGTTGAAAAATTCAGAGGAGGAGTCGCAAACAGAGGTTCTTTTTACGGAAGGTATGTTTTCCCAATATTTAAGAAAGATACCATAGTCGGATTTGCGGGAAGAGATTTGCTCGATAACGGAAACCCTCACAGACCAAAATGGAAATTGATAGGTGCTAAAAAGGGCTGGGTTTACCCCGCTAAAATTTCTCATGCCCATATAAAAAGCAAAAAGCAAGTAATTCTAGTAGAGAGCATAGGAGACATGCTGTCCTTATATGAAAATAATGTTAGAAATGTTTTAGTATTATTTGGGCTTTCTCTTCCTAATGGTATTTTAAATTATTTTTTAGCTACCGAACCAAAAAAAATTGTCATTGCACTCAACAATGATGAAAGCAATGCGGGTCTCTATGCATCTGAAAGAATAAAAAGTAAATTATCTAAGTTTTTTTCAACCAATAAAGTTATAATTAACTTACCAGTAAAAAACGATTTCGGAGAAATGAGTGGCCCCGAAATTCAACTATGGAGTGCAAAAAATGGCTAGGCAACGCAAAGATGATTTAGTTTATTTATCCGCCTCAAGGATGAAAACTATACAACTGTGCAGTTGGCAGTATTTTGTAAAGTATATCTTAAAAGTTCCTGACACTTCTAATGATGGATCTAGGAGAGGTAGCGTTTGCCATGGCGTACTTGAACACTTAGTAAAGCCTAAGCACTTTGATAAATATCAAAAGGTTATTAAAGCTGGTAGTATAGAAGGTTGTCCAGTTGTTGAAAGGTATGTAAGAAAATACCTAAGGATATTGGAGGGGTACAGCGAAGAAAACTATGAAATGTGCGATAGTTTTATTCTATGCGGATTAAGAACTGATTTTTTCGGAGAGGGAGGTAAGGTTTTAGACCCTGAAATCTACTTCGAGTTAAAAGATGGCAAAGATTATTTCGCATTAGGATACATAGATAAAGTAATATTATATGAAAAACAAAAAATAGTTAAGATTGTAGACTACAAAACTAGCAAAAGTAAATTTAGAGGTGAAGAACTAGAGAGTAACGTACAAGCTATGATATATACTCTTGCTGCAAAACAATTGTGGCCTGATTATACCCCTGTAGTAGAATTTATATTTTTAAAGTTCCCTAAATCCCCCGTACAATCTCTTAGTTTTACAGACACAGAGCTATCTGGTTTTGAAAGATTTATATCTCACTTTTACAATAATATACTTGTAGGCTTTGACGAGAAAAGAGGTAGGAATAATTTTGCTATAGACGGAGGGTTCAAGACTAAATGGCTTTGTGGGCCTACAAAAAGCGGATGGGAATGCCCAGTAAAGAATGAGCTAACTTATTATTGCTTAGTCGATAAAGATTCTAAAAAAATATTAAAATCTTCGTTTGAGCCTGACATACCAATAAAGCCAAATACGATTTTAGAAAAAAGAATTTATAGTGGTTGCCCTAAATTTAATGATGAAATTTTATGATGGAAGATATTTTACCTTTATTTAAAACAGATTACAGTATAGGAAAAAGCATTTTAACTTTAGACGATACAGAAGAGATCAAGAAAGACTCGTCGGTATCTGTTTTTGCGATCTGCAAAAAGCACGGCATTGAAGATTTATATCTAGTAGAGGACTCGATGCGCGGTTTTTTAAAAGCTTATATAAACTGCGACAAACACTCTTTAAATCTTAGATATGGGTTAAGAGTTTCGATCTGCCCATCTATCTCAAAGAAAAATGAGGAATCCAGAAAACAGAGCAGTAAGATAATTATTTTTGCTCAAACTGCGTCAGGCACTGACAAGCTAATAAAAATATACTCTAAAGCTGCTCAAGAGGGTTTTTATCATGTTCCTAGGGTAGATTGTGATTTGCTTTCTGAATACTGGGACGAAGAAGATCTAGCTTTATGCGTTCCGTTTTATGATTCGTACATTTTTGTTAACACAATTCAACATGGAGTCTCCTTGCCTGATCTCGGGCAGTTTAATCCGACGTTTTTTTTAGAAGACAACGACTTACCGTTTGACTCTACCGTTCATGATGCTGTAATATCCCATACAAGCATCACCAAGGAGGATGTCCAGCCAGTACAAAGCGTCTACTATTACGAGAAGGACGACTTTTTAGCTTACCTAGCTTTTAGATGCATTGGTAAGCGGAGTGACTTAGCCTGTCCCAGACTAGATCACATGGGATCAGAGCTTTTTTGCTTTGAAAACTATTTAAACAAAAAGGATAAAAATGAGCGAACACATCAGCAAAGTATTCCAGCCTAAGAAAGTAGAAAAAGAGTGGGGCTACGAACTATGGTTAGCTAATAACTCGCGCCATGATTACTGCGGCAAAATATTACATGTCAACGAAGGCTACAGAGGGTCGATGCACTGGCATCTCAAAAAACACGAAACTTTTTATATCTTGAAAGGGGAGATGCAGCTTGACCTTCTAAATACAGAAAAAGGCACGGTCTATACAGAGCATTTAAAAGAGGGTGATTGTTATGAAATACCCGTTGGCCAACCTCACCAAATTATTGCAAAGGGGGATTTAGATATTATTGAAAGCAGTACTTACCACATGGATTCTGATAGCTTCAGGGCTTGGAGAGGGGCTCCAGAAATACAACGTGAGGATTAATAATGGAGGTTGAAGATTACAATATAGTTAAGCTTACTAAGTTTGAAGCTCAAGTAGCTTGTATGATTGGGTGTGAAAGAAGGCTTACCAATAGGTACAAAGAAGTAGGGGCAAAAGATTACGTTAAAGAAGTCCAATTCGAATTAGGGGGCTTTGAGAGGGACATACAAGCTGCGGCTGCTGAGTGTGCATTCGCAAAAGCCAGAGATAAATACTGGGACTTTAGCGTCAATACTTTTAAAAAGCCTGACGTTGGAGATATACAGATAAGGCATACGATTAGAAATGGCGGCAAACTTATTGTTAGACCTGACGATAGTGATGATGAAATTTTTGTTTTAGTCACGGGAGAAATACCAGAATTTACGATTAGGGGTTACATGAGGGGCTCTGAAGCGAAACAAGACCAATTTATAAGTAATCCGGGTGGAGGTAAGCCTTGTTGGATGGTCCCCCAAGATAATTTAAGACCAGTAAAGAAGCCGAAATGAATGGGCATTATATCAGATTTGATAACAAAAGCACCTTTGTTTTCATAGACTGCGAGACTTTAAATTTATGTCTAAACTCAGTCAATAATCTACCTTGGCAGGTTTCTATGATTAAAAGTGTCGGTGGTAAAAAGACTGACGAAAGAGACTTCCATGTTAAGTG